CAATCAACATCAGTCGTTCATCCATCGGGTCAGTCGTGCGTTGTTTTCCTTCGGAGAAGGTCGCAACATCTCACCGAATCCGTCAATGATTCGCTCAAGGCGTTCCACTTTGGATTGGAGTTCACGGATTTGGTCGGCTTGCTTGCTGATGAGGTCTTCAACGGAGGACATGGGCTGGAGTTCAGCCCCCACCGTTATCAAGCACAGGGATGGACAGGGTGTGGGCTGGGGGGCAGAAACACCCCGCTGGGAGAACCCCCCAGCCCGACCCAATCTCCCAGCGTGTGTGAGCCTCAATAATCGCTCAAGCGAGCGCGAGCCACAGCCTTGATTTCATCAATCTCATGGGGCTGATAGCGACCAAGCATCACGAACTCAACCATCTCGGTCATGTTGAAGTCAAGGCTGGCTTCCATCATCGCAACCAGCATACGAGTGCTGGTGTCGGACTCAAGAGTGCCTTCCTTCTTCATTCGGCGGAGGTCGTTGGAGAAGGACACCAATTGGCGAGCGAGGGCGATGTTGTTCACGCCCGACTGCTGACAGATGACCTTGATTTCCTTCTCTTCGGGAAGGTAGTCCACCTTCATGTTGAGGTCAAAGCGGTCAAGGGTTGCTTGGTTGATGTCCTGTCCACCCGAATATCCGTCAAGTGGGTTCATGGTGGCGAAGGTGCGGAAGTCAGCGTGAGCCGACACGACTTCGTTGTTGTTGTCCGTCAAGAGCAATTGTCCCGAATCACCGACAGCGTTCCATGCGGTCATGATTTCGGGTCGTGCGGAACGGAACTCGTCAAAGATGAGAAGGCAACCGTATCGCATGGCGATTGGAAGCATCCCGTCAATCCAAGTCATCTCACCGTTCTTGAGCGTGTTGTAGCCGATGAAGGACTCTTCGGTGAAGCCTTCGGAACAGTTCACACGAAGGACAGGCATACCGACTTCGGAAGCGAAGGCACGAATGCCCATCGTCTTCCCACAGCCCTTTGCACCGTCAATGGCGACATTCCAGCCGTTCTTGAATGCAACAGCAAACAGACGCATCTCGTTGCGGTCGGACTCTTCGTATTGGAGAGTTCCGCGTGGGATGATGTATTGCTGGAGGAAGTCGGGATAGTCCGATGGCGAGCGTCGTGGAACGCCATAGAAGCATCCTTCATCCGTGTTGAAGTCTTGGCTGGTGTCGCGCTGAACGAAGTTCGTTTGAAGGGTGCTGGTGTTGCCGTTCATCATGTCTTCTGCAAGGCTCACAGTCCACACCATTTTGTCAGCACCGATGGACACACGGGTGATTCCCGCTGATTCCATTCGCTTGCTGTTGAAAGCATTGGACTTCAAGGAAGCGATGGTGGTTGAACCCCCTTCGCTCTCGGTCAGTCGTAGCACTTCCTCAAGGTATCGTTCTTCGCTCAATCGGCCACCGTTGATTTCAACGGCATCTCGCATATTCTCAATCATTCCCATATTTTTCATCTCCTGTGTTTCGGTTTGGGTGTCGGCTCGTAGTCCGACAAACCATTGTGATACAGCGGTTGCATATATACCTTTCCACTTACAAATCTCAACCATTGATATTTGAGTGGTCATGATTCAAAGTGGACATCGTTGATGTGGAGATAGGTCAGCAAGTGGCGGTCAGTCCACGCTTGAAGCCCTGTTCGCTTCTCGTATCGCGACAGCCTCCGAAGCACCCGTTCCTTGATTCGCTGGCGTTCTTCCTCGCCCCAGCCATTCCATTCTCGGACACGCTTCTCCACCAGCCGAACCAGCACATACGCCAATTGGGGTTCATCGCCTTCCCACACGGCTTGATACAGCCTGTCAGCGAACTTGGTGGGGTCGGGGTCATTCAGCATCAAAGCGAATGCTTCGGCTTCCTGTTCCCACAGGGCTTCTTCCCTGCGAAGTTCACGACCAGCGAGGTTCTTATGGACACCGAGCCCTCCGAGATGCTCGCTGAATATCGCTCGCACTTGATAGTGGCTCAAGCCACAGTTCGTGCGGAGAATCCTCCACGCCTTCGTGTAGTCGCTGGGGCGCGTCATTTGAACCAATCACCCATTGAGGTCTTGCCGATGCCGAGAATCGCCTGTTCCCACGATGTCCCCATCGCCCCCAATATCTGCGAGAACGAGTTTGAATCGTTGAAGAACTTCGTGATGCTTGCCTTCCTGTCCACGACTACGCCAAGACTTGCTGGGTCATCTCCCCACTCCACAGCAACGACACGGTTTGAGGGCGTTCCAGCGGGTGTGTTGGATGCGATGAACAACATCGGCTTATCGCCCAAAGCGAATTGAGTTCCGAGATTGGTGTTTGTCCACATCGCTGATTTGTGAGCCATCGTTCCTTCTTTCTTGATTCCCATTGGCTGACCGAAGTTCAACGCTGGAGTCTTGGTTTCATCCAGCATATTGGCTTCAATATCGCGGATAATTGAGTTCAATTCGGTCTTGGAACACCCATTGAGGATGCTGTCAAAAATGGCTTGCTGTGCGTCTTTTACGATTTGAGGGGAGGAACTTCTTCGCATCTCCACGCCACGATAGCCCTTCTTCCCGTTGAAGTCCATGTACGCGTATCGCTTCTTGACTCCCCATTGAAAATAGCGAGAATAATAGGCATCGGGCTTGACCTTGAAGAACTCGTTTCGTGGGATGCCGATGGTCGTCTGCACGAACTCATGGAACGAATCGTTGAGCATCACCGTCAGCATATTGCCGATGGAATAGATGTCCTGTTCGGTGAATGGTCGGATGGCCTGTTCAGCCTCGTCATGATTCTCTATGCACATTTTACACGAATCGGTGTCTTGATACAGCACACGGAAGCGGAGTTCCAGCCACCCGCCCGACTCGGACTCCGATACACGGGGGGCTGACGGTTTATCAATGTTATGGGGTATCAATGGTTCGGGGAACACTCCGTCATCGTGAAACCACATGGTTGTCTTCTCAATCATCTGTTTGTTCCAATCGTTGTGTAGCCTCGCAATCTCGGTGATGTCCGAGCCGATTTCGGGGTCGGTCATGCGGAACGGTCGTTGGGCTGTCTTCTCGGTTCTGCCCGAACCCAGCACACCATACCAAGAGTTCATGTTCTCCTTCATGACCCGTTGCTTTTTGTTGAGTTTGTCAGCAAGAGCGTGGTCGCCTTTGTCTTCGGCTTCGCTCATGTTGGCTCGCAGAATCTCACGCTCGCTGGCGAGTCTGCGAAGGAACGCGGGCATCAGTCCCTCAATGTCCTGTCGGTAAATGCGACCCGCTGGAGTGCGAGCCACAGGGAATGGGAAGCCATCGGGATAGTCTTCCTCACGAACCTTCGTGGACAGGTCTGCGTTGCATGAGATGATGACGCTGGGGTATTCCATTGAGTTATCCAATTCAATAGCGTTCCTCCAAATGCCCGATGGTGCTTCCATCACGAATCCACCTTGCTCAATCCCTTCGCCCGTCAATCGCGCCCTCACGGTGTCCAGCGAGGGCATCACGACCTTGCGTTCTTTGAGCAGGTGTCCCATCATGTCCTCAATGAGCATCATGTTGCTGTGAGCGTGGTGAATCGTGGAATTGTGAAACGCCACCTTCGCTTGATAAAACGCCACCAAGTCCAGCGTGTCCATGCAACGATGAGCCACCACATTGTCCCAAATGTTGTAAATGACCAGCATCAGCGGGTCGCTGTCCATCATCTCCTTGATTGAGGTGCGTGGAACTTTGCCGTAGCCCAGCGTGGTCGCACCCATCCATCCAAGACTCGCTTGCCCCGTAGTCGCCGCCGAGCCTTGAACTTGCTCGGCATACACCTTCTTCGTGTCAAACGGAGGCATCAATCCACGCCTCTTTCGGAACAGTTTCGGATAGGTCGCCCACACGGGTGGACTGCCCATGTGAAGCCGTTCCATGTTGTTGCGTTGGACTCGGCAACGGTTTCGGAGATAGGGTATGTCGTAGTCAATGATGTTCTGCCCAGCGATGAGGTCGGGGTCGTAGTGTTCAAGCCTGTGATGAAACCACCACAGCAATCCAGCCTCTCGCTCGTCATCGTCATCGCCTTCAATGTTGAAGACTTTGATGCGGTCGGAGTTCAGCGGTGGAATGTCGTTCTCATGCTCAACAACGCTGTGCAACGCCTCTTGGCTGGATAAGAACCGCTTGACCTGTCGCTCGCTCGTATGGCGAATTGTCGCACATTCGTGGGTATCTGTGCGTTGGTCATAGATGGCGATGGACACCACGCGTTCGGGTGTGTTCTCGGTGTCCAGCGAATCAGCGGTTTCAATGTCAAAATAAAGCGGATTGAGTTTGAAGTTCGCTGGGTCTTCATCGCTGGGGCGAATGTGAATCGGGCGAATCTGTGGCTGGTGCAGAACATCGGTATTGACTTCAATAACCGCAGTCCAATCGTAAATCCAGCGAACCAAATTGGCGAAGGGAACATCGGCGCAATACGATGGGAACAGAACCTCACGAATCTCACGGAGTTCCGATGGAAGTTTGGCTCGCACTTCCCACAGGGGCGCGCCCTCAATGGAGGTGTAGTCGGATGCCTTGAACTTGATTCCCTTCGGCAGACGCAGTTTGCTGGGGTCTTTTTCAGTCCAAAAGCGAGGCACACAGCCTCCAACATTCAGCACCAACGAGTCGCCATCCAGCGACTTCACCCGTAGCCTAACCGTCAAATCGCGGTCTTCGTGATATTCCACAGCGACAATTAAGAACGGTTTCCACGCCATCGTTTCCACCAATTGTCCCCACCCTTATCAGCAAGACGCTTCTCCTTGACCGACACCTTGACTTCACGCTCGTTGAGTTCCTTCCGCTTGGCTTTGAGTTCCTCACGAATCGCCTCGCATTCCGCCTCAATGTGTCGGATGCGTATGCACGATGCACCGAGATACAGGGCGAGGTCAAGCATCTCTTCCAGCCCCATCTCAACCCATGAGTTCTCCTTCGTTCCCCATTCCCGTGTGTCGTCATGGACATTGATTCCATGCCCGTATGTCTTGAGCCCGATGTCCAGCCGTTCACGGATGAGGGCGAGGATTTCATCGTTGTCGCCAGCGATGCGGTCGTTGTCCTTAGCCACCATGACCCTCACCGATTTTCCTCAACCATGACTTGACTACAAGAATGTCGTCTTGAGCGATGGATGCGTGATACAGGGCATCCCCTATTGAGCCGAATATCTGCCTCTTGACAGCCACAGGCATTCGCTCGTCTTCCGAAGTGGATTTGAACACGGATTCCAAAATATCCGTTCCGCTGAAACCTCGTTCCGCCAACGATTCAACCTGTTTGTCAATCCGCTGACACAGTTTGGCGTATTGCTCAACATCATCGGTCTGCCCCAATTGAAAAGCGGTCGCCAGCAATCGCGTACGAGCCTTCGGGCTCATCTCGGCAATCACATCTCGGACATCATCAACGGTCGCCTCATCGGGAACACGGGTCGTTGCGAACAGCGTGTTGAGAGCCTTCCTCATAGAGCCGTTGCACATCTCGGCAATCAGTTCCACAGCCTCATCGGTGATGGTCAGTTTTTCACGCCCCACGACACGCTGGAGAGCCTCCTTTGTAGTCGCTGGGGGTATCGGTCGGAATCGGGTGTCGGAGAACGCACAGCGGTCTTTAATCGGGTCTATGATGCGGTGCGGATAATTGCACGACAGGATGAATCGCGTGGTCTTGGCGTATTGTTCCATGATTCGCCTCAACGCGCCCTGTGCATCGGGTGTCAATTGGTCGCATTCGTCAAGGAACACGACATTGAACGGGATGCTTCGGACTTCCCCGTTGGGTGCTTTGTATGAGCCAATCACGCCTCGCCTTGCGAACTCCTTGACTTTGGTTCTCACGACCGAGATGCTTCGCTCATCGCTGGCGTTCATCTCCACGAAGTTCGCATCCCAATCATCACCGAACATCGTCTTCATCAACGCCATCGCCAGCGAGGTCTTGCCCGTTCCAGCCTTGCCGATGAACATGAGATGTGGGAATCCACCATCGCCACCCTGCTGGTGAAGAATGTCCACCATGTACGCGAGTCGCTTCGTGATGTGTGGTTGTCCAATCACATCATCCAGCGTGGCTGGTCTGTATGATTCTGCCCACAGCATGAACAGGGCTGGGTCGCCCCACCGTTATGAAGACAGGCTCAAAACCAAGCCACTTGGTCAGCATTCATGCGGGCTTGGATGCCCGCTTGGAACGCCTTGACGCACATGGCTTTGGAAGGGAATCGGATGCCCGTGATTGAGCGAGTGCCGATTGCGTTCCACGACTGTGGGTTGCATCCGTTCACGATTGCTCGGTGGGCTTGCTCGTAGCCAGCGGTGTATGCTTCTGCGACTTCCTCAACGGTTGCCGAGAAGGACAATTCGTGGGTCTTGGCGAAGGTGCTGGTTGGCGAAGGTGCGGTTTCAGCACGAACACGGGCTTGATAGTCCATGTATGCTTCTGCAACATCGGCTGGTAAAACAGCGTTGGTCGTGAAAACAACGGTCGTGTCGTCTGCGTATTGGTTGGTGGTCGCTGGTGCGGTCATGAACAGACGAAGGAGTTCCCCCTTATCAATGCTTCGTCATATCAAGACGAATCTTCCTCAATAAATCGCCTTGTCCACTCTTCCGATTCTCGCTTCAAGCGGGCTGACTGAATTGCATCCAATCCTTCCACATGGAGTTCCTTGAACGGAGAGTCGGCTTGACGCTCGTTCTCGCACTCAACGCATCGGTGTTCCGATTCCTTGCCGTGTCGTTCAGCACCCATCCTCTCCAGCCGTGAACGCCATGCGTTCCTTGAGTCCTTGCGTGGATAAGCCACGATGATTTTGCATGGCTTGTCGTGAATCTCGCACTTGCCCCTGTGGATTTGATGACAGGTCTTCGGTTTGTTCGGGAACTCACGCTTCTTCGGGGTCGCCTTGACCTTCTCGGTCTTGGCTGGTTTGAATCGCTTGCGTTGCTTCTTGCCTGTGTCTTCGGCCATCATTCCATCCCCAGCGGTTTTTGTCGGTCAATCGTTGCTTCAATGAGGTCGTGGAATTGCTGGGCGATGATGTCCCATGTCATATTCGCCTCAATAAATTGGCGAGCCTTCTTGCCTTTGGCCTTGCGACCTTTGACATCATGGTGAGCATCTGCAATCGCATCAGCGAGTGCTTCAACATCAACCAAGCCCATGTTCACGCCCCACTTCGCACCCGTGATGGTGGTCGCAAGTGGAACGAGCCAGCCCCTCTCGTCATCCTCGCCAATCAGTTCGGGCGCGGTTGAGTTATCGGGGAGGATGATTGGAACGCCACAGGACATGGCTTCCACCGATGGAATCCCGAATCCTTCGCCTCCTGTTGCGAGGACATGGACATCGGACAGGCCATAGAGCGTGGAGAGGTCTTCACGGCTCAATCCATGAAGCGGATTAGCACTCATGTCGGAGAAGCGAACATGGCTCTCCAAGCCCTTCTGCTTGACCAATTCGGGCAAGTTCCAGCCACCAAGACTCATGTTGTCAGTCGGGTCGCCACAATGGATGATGAGTCCAGCGTTGGCTTTGGGATTGCGTTCAATGAAGAGTTTGAAGGCATCCAGCAGACGAGGGATTTGCTTCCTGTTCCCGTTGCGACCAACGGACAGGAACACGGTGTCCCAAGTGATTCCCAATGCCTGTCGTGCTGATTCCTTCTCGGCAAGGCTTCGTGGTCGGAAGACCTTCTCATCCACGCCATGATGGATTCTCGGCAGTTCTGCGTTGTTGTAGCGGTCAAGGTCGTCTAAGAGCATCTCCTTCGGTGCTGTGCCGTTCTCGCTGTTGTATTCGGCCACGAAGTCTTGGAAGACCTGCTTGCCGTAGTCAGCCATGAAGAGTGGAGTGTGGACATTCCCCAAGATTTTCGCCCAAGCGTACGCGATTGGGAAGCCGTCAATCGGGGTATAGGCGATGTATGGAATGCGCGCCCTGTTCGTTGAAAGGACAGCATGACCGATGAACCAGCAATCAATCAAAGACAGATACAGGTCGGGCTTGAGTTCGGCCAAGTGCATATCCAAGACCGTTGGGGAGTTCGGGTCAGCGGGATTCAGCGGGTCGCCACCGAATCGGTTGAGCCCAGCGTGAACGAGTGTCCAGCCATCGGGGTGGGGGAATGGTTCTCCGTTGTAGTCCCAGCCCATCACGAACACTTCATGCCCGTGTGTCTTGATGAGTCTGCTGATGATTTCACGGCTGACAACACCGTAGCCTGTCGGTCGTGTGGGTTGTTCCGAGCCCCAAAGGATTCTCGCCATGCTCGGTGGGTCGTGTCCCACCTTTATGAACAGTTCAGCAGATGAGGGTGAGGTCTTCTGCGCGTGTGGCGTTGGTGTATGTGTCGGTTGCTCGGTCAATCGGCTTTGCCCAAAACTCCGAGCCGATGAACACGGTGTCGTTCTCATCAACATAAAAGTGGGTTTCGGTGAGAGCCGAGAAGTCTGCGAGGGTCTTGATGCCCTTCTTGACATCGGAAGGAGTTCGCCACAGGTCAATGCGAGAGGTGGCGATTCCGCTGACTGCGGATTTTCCACGAACACCTTTGCCGATGACTCCGATGACATAGGAGTTCCAATCCCATTCGCCACCAAGACGGAGTTCGTATGTTGGCTGGCGAGAGGAATCCACGCCCTTCTTGATGACAAGGCGGGTATCTGCGGTTGGGACAGGGAGTGTTCCGATGTATTGGCTCATGGTGTCAAGACGGTCGGCTTCCCTATATCAATGCTTTGTTCATTTTGCATGAAAAACCGAGTGTATGCGTTCAGCAAGCACCTTGCCGACACCATCCACTTCCATCAAATCCTCAACGCTGGCCTGTGTCAATTCCGCCAGCGTCTTGAACTTCGCCACCAATTTTCTTCGGGTGGATGCCCCGACCTTCGGCAACCCCTCAATCAACGCATCGCGATACGCCTGTGGCTTCGCTTTGCTGGGGCGAGCCACGAATAGCCTGTGGTTGTCATCCTCAATTTTGTCCACGATTCGCTCAATGAGGTCGCTTGCATCGTATTTGTCGGGCATGAATATGGGTGGATAGCCGACAGCACACAGGCTGGCGATGTAGCCCAGCAGGGTGCGAATGCTCATGCCTTTCTTCCCAGCCTCCACCTTGATGTCTTCCCAATCCTTCGTGATGACGAGGAACGAGTGTTCGGCTTCCTCACGCATCGCACTCAATTGTCGCAGTCTGCGTTGGTCAAAGAGTGATGGAAGAAGGTCGTCTTCCTTGCGTTCAATGCTGACCTTGCGACTCGCCATGTCCCCGCTTCCCGTGTTGAGATGCACGATTTCAAACCCAAGTTCAGCGAGGTATTGACGCATCAGCCAATGTTCACGGTGGTCAATCCGTTTCAGTTTTTCAAGGTCTTCAACCAGCAAAGCCAGCGACAATTCCTTGACGGATTCCAAGCCAAACCGCATATTCGGTTTGGACTCCATATTGGGTTCAATATCCGCTGGAGTCAATCCCTCCGATTCCAGCCAAATCCGAATCAGCGACAGCCTCTCGGCACGATTGCCCGATTGGACTCTTCGTTGCACTTCGTCATCATCTGCGAGCAAATCCTTCTTCCTGTGTACGCGTTCTTTAGCCATCACTTCTTCCTCCATCTGCGTTGCTTTTGGGGCATTTGGAACTCTTCAAAGAATGCCTCCGAGTCCACGAACTTGGGGCAGACTTCACCGACACAGCAACCATCACGCTTGAGCGTTGAGCAGTTCGCTGGGGTGGTCATCCTCTCGTTGTCAAAAATGCTCGCCATTTGGAAGGCGCGGTATTCGTGGTTGTGTAAATCCACATAGCCAACCTTCGTTCCGAGTTCCATCCATATCGCCTCAAAGCCCTGCTGATTCAAGCCGATGCTCTTGGCGAACATACAGGCGTGAACCCTCGCTTTGTGTGAGGGGTTTCTTCGCTTGAGTTCGTTCACCACGCCCATGCACTTGAAGTCAAGGCTGGCGATGAACCGAGCCGTTGATTCCTCCGCATCGGTGAACCCGAAGTCAGCGTCAATCATTGGTTTGATTCTCGTTTCGGGCGCGTGGAGTTCCACGCCAATGCGGTCAATGAATTGCTTCAATGTCAGCACATCGCCCTCAATCGTGGGCATGAAAAATCTCGGTCGGTATGACGAGCGTTCAATCTCGCTGTGGTCTGCTGTCGCCAGCGTATTGACTTCAATAGGTGTCGCATAACGACCGCTGACAGTTCCGAATCGGTTCACATGGCGAGTGAACGGGAATCGGCACAGTCGCTTTGGGTCGCCCATCGTCTGTGCGTCAAGGGTGTTCAATCCCAGCGAGGTCTTGAGATGGGCTTGGACTTGGTGAACAATTTCACGGAGAGCCTCACTTGACCCATCTCGGTGGTCAAACTTGAATCGTGTTGGAATGTGCTTGATGTGGAGGTGATACCCCTTAGCACCGCTATATTGCACCCAATGAGCCACCTTGATGCTGGTCAAAAACTCGGACAACCGCTGGACATCAGCGAATGCGTTTTCGGGCTTGGTGTCATGGTCAAAGTCAAAGAAGGTCAAGCCATAGATGATGGACTTGGGGACTTGCCTTCCACCAGCCTCGTATTGCAGGTTCTCGTAGCCCTGTGTGGAGATGAAGCACGACTTCTGCCCATCCCACTTGCTGAACCGCTGGAAGACGCTCTCGCTCGCCAGCACGAACTCCTGTCGTGGATTGCCGATGGAACGGGGACAATGGCCGAATCCGAGATGCTCGCACAGTTCGTCAAACTGCTGAACTGACGGAAGCATACAGCCTCACTCACTCATCTCCGATGACACCGTTGAGGTCTTGAACCAAGTCCTTCAAATCGTTCTTGACTCGTTCAGCGTATGCCTTCGCCACTTGGTCTTTGGTGATTCCAGCGTGGGCAAGCAAGAGGTCAATGCTGATGACGGTTTGAATCCGCGCTCTCGTTTCCTCGTCAATGCCCAGCATCTCTTCTGCTTCGTTCAAATTGAATCGGTTGGCGTTTGGGTCGTGCATGGTCAAGCCTCCCTCGTTGCTTCGGTGCTGACGACCGTAGTGGTCGCACCTTCCAAGACAGCGAACCCACCGTCTTTGTGTTTGTGAATCGTGATGAGGTCGCCATCCAAGACGGACAGAATCGTGGAGAGGTTGTTCGTGAAGCAGACTTCCACAGGTTCACCCGTGAGAGTCGCCACGATTGGAGAGGCTGAACGATTGGTCTTCGCGCCCCAATGACCCGATTGACATTCGGACTTCTTGGCGTTGAACGAGAACACAGCATACGGGGCTTTCGCCACCTTCATGTCGGTGATGCCCCGATTCAGTTCGCTTCGGGTCAATTGCACCACGCTGGTTGCTGGCTGGTTGTCAAACATCGGGAATAGACGCTCTCCTTTGTCGTTCACGGGCAGAACCCAATGGTCGGGGACAATGTTGCAGTCGTCTTCATCGCTGGCGTGATACACCGCCTGTGAGCCGTCTTTTGAGCGAATCGTGATTGGCTTCCCTGCGTCAGTCTGTACGCGAACCGTGTGTCCACCGAACTTGGCCGACAGCAGTTCCGAGAATGACTTGGGCTCAACCAGCAAGACGCATGGCTCATCAACGGTCAAGCCGTCAATATCGCGATTGGACACCAACGCTTGAATCGTCTTGGCGTTGTCGTGAGTCCACACGCTGACACCATCCTCCGTGAGCAGAACACGCACAGGTGATTGGGTGCTTCCATCCATCACCAAAGTGGTCATCAATTCGGAGAACTGTCCAGCATCAAACTGTGCTTTGACGGTTCGGGACACATCGCTGTTCGGAGTCAATTCCTCGCTCATAGGGGGGCTTTCGCCCCCCACCGTTATCAAGGGGCTGTCCTCAACAGGCCAATTCAGCGTTCCACTTGGGGTGGCTCATCCAACGGACTGATTCCATCCAATCGGGTGAAGGGGTTTCGTCAAAGAGGTTGTCCCATTCGTGTTGGGATTGGGCTTCGTATTGCTCACGGCTCACACCGAAGGAAGCAAGACGCTCATCAACACGGGGTCGGTTGAATGCTCGCTGGATTGCGTGTTCTGCATCCCAAGCGAACTTGCGTTCCATGTCTTCCAACATCTCATCCGATTCGTTGGACAGGAATTGGAAGAAGACTTCTTCCACTTGGCGAGCAACGGTGTCTGCGAACACTTCGTCTTCCAAGACTGCGATGGTTCTTTCAGCCCATTCGGTGAATGCTTCCATGTCTTCAATCTCAAAGAGGTTGGCTTCATCGTAGCCACGACCATCTCCGCTTCCATGATTGTAGCATCCCTGTGGGAATGCCGTTGCATAGAGCGTGTCGTGGTCAATCCAAAAGGTTGCACCTTCAACGAGGTCGCGGTTCATCATTTGTGTCAGCATCGTGGTTAGACTTTGGGCGGTCATGTCCCTTCGCACGACACGGGTGTATATCAATGTGTCGGAATATCAATGGTTTCAGCGAACTTGTTGTTCAGCACCCCTGCTTATCGGGCTCAATACGCAACAGCATGGGAATCCGAATCGGTTTGAGATTCCAAAAATCTGTCAAACTTGACATCAATCAAAGGCATCGGGATAGGCCAGCCAAGTGGATTGTTGATACGATGAGCGACCGTCAAGGGTTTGCACCTTGACCCTGCCTTGCTCGGAGAAGAGGTATGGTTTGTTCGCCAAGTGGTTGGTGAGTGCGTTCATGGAGAACGGCTGATTCGGCAGATGACACACTTCGGTTGATGACAGGGGAGTTCCATCGGGGAAGGTCGCACCCGCCTTTATCATCGCCTTCCACAGACGCTTGATGTTGCGACCGTCATGACGACCAAGACGACCCTTTCGCCTCGTTCCGTATTTGCTGGAAGGAACGAGTTCGTCATCGTTTGTTTCGTCTTCGGGCTCGCCCATTGTGATGGAGGCTGGTCATGAAGGTTTATGAGCCCTCTCCCTCAAAGCAGGGAGGTTTCACTCTTTGAACTTGTCAGCCTTCTTCACCGTGAATGCGTTGTATGGCTTCTTGATTGCCGAATCCTTGATGGCTTGAGCCGTGTCTTCGGGCAGAATCGGCAACACTTTGTCCACCGCTGTCTTGGTGAGCGACACCATTTGTCCAAACACCGCTGGAGGAACGAGCCGTTGCACTTCCGATGGGATGAACTCGGTTCGCTCACGCTGGTTGAAGGACACTTCCCAGCCTTGCGTTTGAATCGTTTCGGAGATGTTGAGTGGGTCAAGTCGCCCCTTGAAGTCGTCTTCAATGGACTTGCGTACGCGATTGAGGATTCCCTGCCCAGCCTTGACTTTGGCGAGAGCATCCAACGCTTCGTCATCCGAGCCGAACTCATGTTCCACCAAGTCAAATGCACCTTTGTGAATCAAGTCTTGAGCCGATGGGCAGATGGAGGTGTATGCACACCAGCGACACGAATCACCGATGGATGGGATGCCTTCTGTGAGCGATTCAATCATGTTGAATTGGGTCTTGAGCCAGCCCTTGAAGTTCTCAATTTTTTTGTCAGTCCACACGGTTGAAACCACGCCAAACCGAAGCATCTCAAACGAGAACAGCAGGGGTTTGTCGGGGAAGTTCTCCTTCGCCCACGACAGATAAATCCCTGCTTGCACATCGTTGTCAGCCTCGTCTTGCGTCTTCGGGGCGCGATTGGATTTGTAGTCCACCAATTCAATCGTGCCGTCTTTGTGTTCAACGATGAGGTCAATGAAACCGAAAATCGGCACACCGTTGTCAAGGACATACGGTGCATCGTGGCGACCCATTTGTTGCTCGGTGGCGACAACACGAATCGGCATTTTGCCTCGCCTGTCAAACCATCGCTTCAAGAGGTTCTTGCCGTCTTCATACATCTCGTATTCCAATGCGAACTGTGGCTTGGATGCCCACTCGTCATAGAGTTTCATCAGCCGACCGAACTTCGGTGCTGGGACTTTGCCGTTTTCATCGGGCATACGCCAATCCTCCAACGCACCGTGAACCACATTCCCCATTCTCGCCGCCTGTGTTTTTGACGGTGAGTTAGCGAGTTTCTTCAAGGTGCGCGGAGTGTCGCTCTTGGGGTCGTAGTGTTGCTCGTACGCGAACGAGCAGTCCTTCGCCATTTTGAGCCGTGTTGCCGAGAGATACGGGGCTTTCATGTTGCACTCACCACGCTGTTGGTTTATCAAGCAGACGACTTTTCAACCGCTTGTGCGAATCGTTCTTGCGTTGGGTTGTCCAACAGGAATGGCTTGCATGAACGGGACTTCTTGACCATCACTTGATGACGCACTTGCAGTTCGCCAGCCTTGATTCGTTGCTGGCTGGAGAACTCAAGAATCCAATCAAAGAGTGGGTCGGTCATGTCGGGTCGCCCAGCAGACACGGTTATCTCCTTCGCATCGTTTGTTCCGAAGCCTTCGGTTCGTGTCTTCATGAGGGTCGTGCCGATGAAGTGAGCCCCACACATCTCCGCGCCCATCTTGAGTCGCTCGTATGGTGTGGAGAACAGTTTGTTGATGACTTTGTATGAGTGCATCTGCCCCTCTTCAAAGGTCGGAAGGGTCTTCTTGCCTTCTCGGAGTGCCTGTTGCTGACGGGACAGAAGCAAGTCTGCCTCGGTCATGCCGTGAACGGATTCAGCGTAGTGGTTGCGACAGCCCATGTAAAATGCACCCTCGTTCTCCAAGACGACCATGCGAACACCATCGGGGTGTTCCTCTTTGTGTTGCATCATCAAGTCAAGGAACGCCAGCACCATGTCATTGACATCATCGGGGCGAGAGCAGACCTTTCGCAGAATGCGAGGTCGTAGTTCCGCTGGAACGATGGAATCGCGAGCGATGAGGTCGGCTTGACCTTCAAGGTCGCAGTCAATGATGCACAGAAGGGCTTCTTCGGGCTTGAGCCCACTCGCCATGTCCGTGAACATCGTGAGGTAAAAGTGGGTCTTCCCAGCACCGCTGAAACCTTGCAGTTTCATGTGCTTGGTTCGGTTGTTCACCATGCTGACACCCGTATCGCACGAAGCGATGAGGTCTGCGTAGTTTGCCTTCTTCTTGGTTGCTGATTTCGCCATGTCAATCACCTATTGTCCCACCCTTATCAAAGGGCTGGAATTGGAATGGTGGGGTGGTCGGTCTTATTCCCAATCTCCCCACTCGTCATCGCCTTCGGAGTCGCCATCAACCCAGCCTTCGTCAGCAGATGCCGATTCCGAGCCGTTGGAGGTGTCTTCCTCGCCTTCTTCCTCATCGGAGGTGTCATCGGAGGGTTCAGCCGTTTCTTCGCTCACAGGGGCTTCCTGTGGAGTTTCTTCGGCATCGTCATCATCCTCGTCATCGTCAAGGGAGATTGCGTTCTTGAAATACGAAGAGGCATCATCCTCTTTGTCGTCTTTGGAACTGACTTCGGGCTGTGGTGGTGCAACGAGAATCACAGGGATTGCGACAGCGATGTTGGCCGACAGTCCCCACTCGCCTTGCACCTTCGTGGTGATGAGAGCGAGGATTTTGCTGTATTTGCCGAAGCGGGTCGCGATTTCGGGTGAACAGATGCAGTTCAACAGGAGGTTCTCGCCCGATTCAATCGCTTCCAGCGTCATCGTGGAGTCATCCTTCAAGAGCATCTTCCCAAATTGGTTGCCCGACTTGGAGTTTTGAACACCGCTGAATGACACGGTTGCCTCAACCAAACGGTAGTCGGTGCGACCCCGTGAGATGTCGTCTTCCAAGTCAGCGATGGGGCTGACTTCGTATGTGTCCTTGAGCAGTTCAATGGCGGATTCGTGGTCGTAGTCTTCGGGCTTGAATGCCGTCAAACCAGCCAGCGGTCGCAGGTCAAGGGTGGAATTGTTGAGGTTCTTGCATGACACCGAAGCGACATACACACCGTCAGCCTCAACATCATCACCGATGGAAGCGTCAGCATCCCACAGGGACATGGAGAACATGGCGGAGTCCATGACTTCATCACCGTCTTCCATGACCACTTGGCCGAAGATGTTGCAGACTTGGCGTGGGTTGCCCGAAGCAACGCCAACCGTGTTGTGCGAGATGTCCCACACTTTCATGTGAGCCGTGTATCGCTTCTGTCGGAGAATGCTGGTGAGGTCGGTGAGAACGATGTCCGTGATGAATGCTTGACCAATCTCGGACTTCAAGCCACCGAGCGAATCAAGGGTTTCTTTCAACGATGGGTCGGTTGCTTTTGCTTTGAACATAGCAACCACGCTGGAGTCATCCGAGAAGATGCCGTTCGCGATTCCTCGCTCAATGAACGGCTTCAATCGCTTGGATGCGATAGGGGGGAGGTTCGTCTTCGTGCTGGTCTTGGAGGTCTTATTGCTCGCCATGTCATCACCGTTCATTCCCCACCCTTATCAAAGGAGTCGCCATCATCAAGGTGTGAGAGGTGGGCATTAGCCAGCGATTCCCAAGCGTCATCATCCTCGCTGTCTAACGAAAATGTTCGCACAGCCTCCTTGACCTTCTCACGAACTTCACGCTTCTTTTGGAGTTCAGCGGTTGCAGAATCCTGTCCTTTGTTGAGCCATCCACATCGGGTGTTGAAGAGGTCATCACGGAACTTGGTTTCGCCAACGATGTCGTAAATCATGCTGGACTCGCGCCCCTCCGTGAGATAGTGAGGAAGAATCAGCCCCGACCAAATCGGTGCTTGGGCTTTGGAGGGACAGCCGATTCGCTGGAGAAGTTTCGGGTCTTGCTTATTGGGGCGAATACGAGCCTGTGGTGGATTGCTGGTTTCCAGCACATCGCTGAACTCCTTCATCAAATCGGGAATCGCCCTGCGAGCAGACTCAACGAAGAGTGGTGCGAGTGCGTGGGTTTCCATCAAGCCCGTACGCGTCTTGACGATTGCCCATGTCTTGCGACCGCCTCCACGACCGCCTCCACGCCTCTTGACTTCAATTAGGCCAGCATCCTCCAGCGTGGGCAAATGCTTCTGCTGGAGGGCGTTCTTGGACACGGAGAAGGCGTGAATGTGCAACCATTGGAGAATGTTGTCTTCGGACAGCGAGCGTGTGCTGGCTTCCATCTCTTGCATTTGGCGGAACACCATCCACGAATCATCGGGAACACCCGACAGGCTGGCTCGGAGAACGAGGTCGCACAGCAACAGCCCAATCACATTGTCTTCCACCGAAGCCAGCAGGTATTCGTCTTCCCCGATGGTTTGAATCGGTCGTTGTTGCTGGTGGATGAGAGCCACCGCATCAATGATGGACAGGACTTTGTGAATATCACGCTGGTGCTGTGCGTTCCGAGATGGGAAGAACTCGGCCATCAACGGTGCGAAAATGTTGCGAACTTTGTGTTGCTTGAGGTTGAGCATGGATGCTTGAAGCAGTTTCAAGTCGGGGTGGATTTGAAGCAGTTCGGGGCGCGCCTTCGCCAGCAGGGAATTGGACACCACAGCCTCCACTTTGTCGGGTGTCGTATCGGGTGTCATCAGCAATTGCCGTGTGATTTGTTCAGCCTCGCTGGGATTGCGTGTGGTCAGCGTGATGAACGATGGGCGACCACGAATGATGAAGTCCCGTGTTTCAATCTCGCCCGTCAGTTCGTTCTTGATTGGGGTCTTCCAAACGAGTTCGTCATCATCGCCCGACATCAGCGGTTTCATTCGCTTGATGAATGAGAACGATTCATCCTTCTCCAAGATGACGATGCAACGGTTGTGAACATTCACGATGAAATGACCCTCATCGCTGACTTCATCGTAGTCGTATTTGAGTGCCTCTTTGGATGCACCAGCCAAGACCATGACCATTGACTTGGGCATCCCGTTTCGTGCTGTGAGCGTCATGTATGTCTTCCCGCTGGAAGACGCACCAATCATCTCAAGGTTGAGTGGGTTGTCCGTCTTGCACGACATGAAAACGAGGAAGGTCAAGAGCAGGTTCGCATCATCACCGACAAACGGGGTCGGGCGCGATTGGTGGAGAATCTCGTTGATTCGGTCAAGCAGATTCGGTTGCTGGAGGAACAGGTTCATCGTATCGGACTCAATAACACCGAAGGAGGAAGGCAAGCCCTCGTATTCGCTCGCCTCTCGTTCAATTTTGTCAGCAACGGGCGCGGGGATGAAGTTCCCATCACGAAGGCAGATACCGACTTGAAGCATCGCTGTCTTGAAGTCATCCTTCTCCGAATCGGGAATGCCCACCGCTTTGGACAGGCGACTGATGGAGTGCTGGCTCAACAGGTTGAACTTGCCCAGCGGTTTGTCATCAAAGTCCACCGTGAAGTCCATGCGACCCTTCCCAGCGGAGAGGAAGGTCATGTTGATGTTGCGACCACAGACGGTCGCCTCGTATCGCTGTGCCGATGTCGCTGACTGTCGGACTTCAATGGGTGCTTCGCTCTCACTCATGGCTGGTGGGGAGTCGCCCCACCATTATGAAGTCGGTGTGGGCTCAAGCCATGTTGTAGTGCTTGCGAACACAATTGCACACGGCTTCTTTGTCCATGAATCCGATTGCTTCTTCTGCGGTCATGTTCTCGCTGATGATGTCTTGGAAGTGTTCGTGTGCAATCTCGGCAACGGTCATGCCGTGAAACACATAGTCCACATTCCCTTCACGCTGACAGCGAGGGGCAGTTCCTCGGCGTTCCATTTTGACGGCTCGGCAAGAGCGAGCGTGGATTTTGACCGTTCCGCTTTGGAACACATGACCAACGATGTGCTTGTCGTGAGCGACAATTTTGTGTTCCTTGTTCTTCCAAACGAAGTGGTCAAGTCCCTTGTGGGTGATGAGGTCAAGGTAGTGTCCGTCATGGTTTTGTGCTTGGGTCATGGTCAATGGTAGCAAGCGGGGGTATATCAATGCTTTGCAGAATATCAATGGTTTTGACCACTTTTCACTCCGATTCGGATGAGCCAGCGATGTCCAAGAAACCGATTTCACGCATTGACCAATGAGCCGAACAGCCTTGATGACAGATGACATGGTTGGGATAGGACTCTATTGGCTTCAATACGAAGGCAACGATGTGCTGACCCTGTTCACCGCACTTCCGACAGGTTTGGTTTTGGATGACTTGGATGACTTCCTTGACCGCGCCCGTTGAGCCATCCAATGCTGGTGCAACGACATGGCTGGGATAGTGGGGTTCTCGTTCCATGATGCTCACACCTTCTTCAAGAGCCTGTCCACGACCTGCTGTTGCTTGCTGGACAGCGAGCGACCCGTAGCGATGCGAGGAATCACAGAAGCCACGAAGGACTGTTCCCACTCGTTGAGCGAGCCGTCATCAAGACGGGCTTGGAGTTTGACTGCGACAGGAGGCAGGTCATCGCTGTTGATGTTGGTGCGAGCCTTGCACTCCTGTGTGAATCGGAGATAGCCACCGACCAACGAATCCTTGCCCGATGTGCTGATTTTGGTTGCTACACGGCTCACCATGTCCCGTTCCCAGCGGTTGAGTTCCAAGTCCTTGACGGATTCTCGCCACTCGTCAGCCTCACGGTTGAATTGGTTTCGCTTCTCGTTGATTTGAGCGAGGAACGCCTTCTTGCGTTCAATGTCAGCCTCAAGGTTAGCGTGTCGCTGGAGAGCGACTAATTCGTTCCTTCGTTCCCATGCTTGCATCTCCTGTTCAGCGTTGAGGCAGAAGTCTTCCCACGCCTTCATGGTCTTCGCACCCAAATAGCCGTGTGTAGCCAGCCTCTTGACGACTGTGCGGTATAGCGATGCGTGTGGCGACCACTTGCGTGTCATGAACGGCTTCCAGCGTTGAAGGTCAGCAAGTGCCGTTGGGAATCGCGTGGCGAAGTCAGCCCGAAGGAACTCCTTCTTGGCTTCGGTCATCTCGGACTTCAAGAACTCCTTCTTTTCTTCATCCGACAGCACACGACCGAGCGAATCACGAATCTCAATGTAGCGATACACGCACACATTCCCGATGAGGATTTGGTCGCCTGTGTCGTCATTCTTGAGTTTGCAGTTCTCCTTGATGGATGCACCGCACAGTTCGCAATTGTCGGTGTGTCCATACACCGAGCCCTCGTAGTTCCAATCCTTGCTGAACTCGGAATACGGGCGAATCGCGCCCGTGTCGGACACGATGCGTGAGATTTTGGCGAGGTTCACAACGATTCGCTTCTCGTACGCGGAGGCTGTGCCTTCGGAGAGTGCGTCATACAGTTCGGAGGGCATCTCGCCCTTCGCCTCTTGCTTCTTCCAGCGGATTGCCTGTCGTCTTAGGATTTCATTCGTCATTCAGTTCATCCCCCGATTGATAACAAAGTCAATGGCCTTAGCCATGTGGTTGGCGTAGTCGGATTCATAGAGCGATTTGCTCATGTCGTTGAAGTGGTTGAGTTCAACCAAACCATCCTCACGGATGACAACGGTTGCACACCAATCGGTGTAGTGGGAATCGCTCTCGTTGAAAATGCAAACACGGGCGTGTCCCTGTGCCTTCAAATCCTTCGCTCGCTTGGTTGCTTGCACGATGCTGTCAAACCTCTCAAGGTTCTCGTCGCAGTCGCCGTATTCAATGTAAATCGGTGCGGTCATTCAGTTCATCTCCTTTTGTTTCTTCAACAGCATCTCAAATGGGGATGCGGTCAAGCGGTCGTATTCGGCTTCAAGTTTCGTGATTTTCTTGCAGATGGAGTGTGCTTGACTGCGGGTGCAAGTGTCAAGTTTCTTCTGCAAGGTCAAAATCTCTTCCATGATTGCGTCTGCTCGGAACATATTGGTTCGCCTCAACCCTCCCATGCAAAACCCCCTTATCAATGCTTCGCTGTATCAATGTCATTTCAAGTGTCTTTTCAACCATGACGGTGCATCCTGTTTGGCGTTGTGAAACCACGCAGGGAATAGGTGAGCATTCGTGTTGAAATATCGCTGGAACGACCCATCCAAGATGAACAGGTGGCCGACATCATCGGGCGTTCTGTTGATTCTCCCTGCCCCTTGAATCAGTCGCAGGGCGACTTGGAGGTTGAACCAATTTTGACACGGCTGGTTGCATCCCCAGCGGTTTGAACACAGATTCCCGCTGTATTTGTTCGGAGGCATATACGGACACGCTGGTGTGCCTTCGTGTTCCCTTCGCCATTGGTGTTCATCCTGTTCCATTCGCTGTGCGATTTGAGGGTCGGGCGTGAACGGGAACGGGACTTTGGAGATGACCAGCCATTCCGCCAGCCGACCTTTGAAGTCAAAGCCCTCGCCCACATAGGTGGAGATAAGCACCAAGTCATCTCGCTTGGATGAAAAGAACTCGTCAAGGGCGTGTTGTCGCCCGATTCCGTTGCTGTCGTGGGTGATGATGCGGTCGCCCAATCCTCTCGCTTGCAGACCCTCCACGATGGTCTTGCGAATGGCGTGGGTGTGAGGGAGGATGACTCCCCGCTTGTTCGGGAATCGTTCCATGATGGCGGAGATGGCTTTGATTTGACGAGGCAGGGACTTCTCCCTTCGGCTGTATGACATCTCCCCGCAGGGCGCGACATACACATTGAAGTTCTCCTTCGGGAAGGGTGATTGCGTGATTTTCACATACAGCGTTTTGTGATTCTCCAGCCCCAGCGACTTGAGGTATGTGTCAATGTCCAAGATGGTGGCTGACAGCAGAATCCGCTTTCGCGATATTGCTTCCAATCGGTCGGGCGCGATTTTGTTCACTCGGACAGGTTTCGCCACCATCCGTTGCTTGCCTCGTTTGTCCGTATCGGACTCAATAACCACATCGTTTGGATTCTCCAACAGTTCCAGCAAGGTCGCGCATTTGTCAATGATGGTTCGCATCGCATCAATCACATTCTCGTCTTTGTCCGATTCAGCCTTCTCCAATGTTCCCATCGCGCCCTCCAAGAGTTTGCTGACCGAATCCTTCCAATCGGCTGGGTGATAGTGCATGGGGAACGGATAGCGCGCCCCGAAGACGCTGGTGAAGTCAGCGTGGTTGATGACGACTTCCATCAAGTCCATGAAGAACGGTTCTAATTGGTGAGCCTCGTCAATGATGGCGAAGTCCCGCTGGTCAAATGTCCCATCGGGCGATTGAATCACACGGAACAGATACGATGGATTGGACAGCGTGAGCCTCGCATCCCTCGCCTCAAACTTCTGTGCATAATACGGGCAGGGGTCGGCTTCCTTCGCATGAACGCACTTCTGCTTGCTCTTGGCCGAATAGCAGGGCGCGTTGGTTGCTGTGCCTTCACGCACCCAGCATGGAAAGTTCCCACGACCACGAACCTCTTTGAGAACCGAGCCGTAGTCCCGTTTATATTGGTCGGTCAGTCCGAGCGATGGGGACAGCAAATATGCTGACTGAAATCGTGCTTGCACCGTCATCGCAATCGCTGACTTGCCGATTCCTGTCGGTGCTTCAATCACCACATTGTCAAAGTCATCGTTGTCCAACGCCCACCACACGACCGAGAGGGCATCGTCTTGATACCTTCGTGGCGAGGGCAGGGGGAAGTGAGGTCGGATTTTTTCCCACTCATTCGGCAAGGTCGCCTTGCTCGGAATGTTGATTTGCACGACCGCCATGTGTCAGCGAGGTTCGCCCACCGTTATCAAACAGCCATCTGCGTATTGGTCAAGGGGGAACGGGTGTGGCGTAAAGCCGTAGCCGTGAGTCTTTGGTCTGCGAGGCACACGGAGGTTTCGGCTCTTGAGTCGGATTCCTTCCTCGTTCGCGGTCGCAGATGCGTGTTGGGCAGTTCGGATTCGGTCGTTGTCCTTTCGGAAGACCCGCCCCTCAACCTTTCGCCACCATCGGTGGAACTTCGCATCATTTCCATTTTCCCTTCCGTGATACCTGTGCGTCTTGCCCATGTTCTCATCTCCTTCATTCAATTCCGTATGCCGTTGGGTCGGTTGTCCAACCGCTTGGTGTCCAAAGAGGATAATCGTCATTGAGGTGATATTCCACCATTGACTTCGCCATCATGATTGCATGGCTTCGTGTTGGTCGGTGCTGGTGGCGTTCTTTGGGCATGATGTCCATTTCATCGCCTATCGTGATGAGGTTGCCCTTGAGGTCATAGATTTCAACGACAAAAGTGTGGTATTGGTCTTTGAGGGTGTAGTGGTGAACGCAGTCAGCGAACTTGATGCGACCATACGACACATCACCCTTCGGGGTTTTGGTCGTAGTCGTGTGATACGACTTCTCACCGTGTTGGCTGGTCATGCCCTGCCCAGCACACACTACCTTATCAATGCTTTGCTTCATCAATGTCCTAAATGATTGGAATTGCACCTTCCTTAGAACACACACATATTGACCAAAGTGTATGTCTTTCAGCACCCCTGTTCGTTTGATTCTTTGGGGTTGTGTGCCGAAGGCACACAAATGATTGGAATAAAAACACTTCGTTCATTGATACGATGTCGGAATCTCAAGTCAATGCTCGCAATATCAAGTCAATGCCCTGCTCGGAATCTCAACAGTCCCCATCATTCGTCAGCCAATTAAACCGAATGCGTAGTGGGTTGGGTATGGACAGCCAAACGGAACGCTTCCACAGGCTTGTGAGAGCCCCTGCTGACGCTCAAATCGTCATCAACCCTTCCCAACCCCTGCTGGATGAGATTGAACGGCTTGGAAGCGACCCAAGACGACCGAGAACGGCAATCGCTCGGTGGGTGTCAAAGACATGGCTGGAGAACACTCACGAAGCCATACGCAACGAGCCAGCACCAACGCTGGATGCGTTCCACTACGAGAAGGAAGTCATGGAACGGCCATCGCATTATCCGACCGATTGGGGCATTGATTTCATCCCGCACCCGACCGACCTTGACGATGGTTGGGAACTTGACCGCCTATCCACCGCTTGCTACACTTCTTTGACCACACCACGACCGTTTGACCCACACTTGCATGGCGACCTGTCGGCAGAAACGCTGGGCTTCGGGTATCACTACCTGTCCGAATCGGGCTTCCCCGACAAATACGACATCGTGAACAGGCGTGGAGGTGGAGGTCGTGGTGGATTCGCCATGACCACAGGTGCAACGGAGGGCGCGTACCCGACTTCCATTCTGCCCCAGCCAACATTCAATCTCGGTCGTCTTGGCTTCTCCGATGGAGGCTGGAATCCCGAAGGGCTTCAATGGACAAACCGACCAAAGCGAATGAGCCTCACGGGTCTTCGCAACGGATGGGCTCACAAGGTATTCTTCGCTCGCTCTCGGAGGGTCATGAATCGCAACCTGTATGGTCGGCTGGCGAGGGATGAAGCGACTCCACGCGCCCCTGTGGTCGTCATCAACGGCATGACGAACTTGCAGGGCGTGAAGTCCGTGTCGTTCACCCAATCCATGAACGCCCCAGCACGAATGAACATTGACATCAACAACACAGCAGGGCGAAGGTCGGGGACAATCCGAGAAGGTGATGTTGTCCAAGTGTATGCTTCGCCACGACATTGGGCAAATCCACCGCTGGTGTTCACAGGATTCGTTTCGGAGGTTATTGAGTCCAATACGAGTTTGGAACTCATCGCTTTGGATTCGCTCGGCTATCTCTCACGGGAAGTGTTGGACTCTCCTGTTGGGTATTATGAGTCGGACTCGGCAACCGTCATCAAAGACATCATCAGCAATTCGGCATACACACCGCCAATCGGTCGCATCCTCAACGAGTCGTTTGTGATTCTTCCAGCCGACATGGACTTCGTGGGGAAGACGCGATTGAACGCGATTCAGTCCATCCTGTCCATCATCAATTCAACACCGAACTTGGTCGTGTTGAAGGCCGATTCTCACGGGTATCTCGTCATGGAACGACTGCGTGAGGTGGATGATGCAACGGTTGTCCCGCTGGTCGCTGGAAGGATTCCACGCACCGCTGTCCCACAGGACTTCTATCCAACGATGATTCAGCGTGAAGAGGGTGATACCCACCGCTTCAATGTGGTCAAGGTCAAGAACGACAGCAAAGGCATCTCCGTGTCCGTTCCAGCAATCGGCTCGGCACGATACCCAACCAAGCCCGTTGAGCGTGTGGTTCGTGAGGATTTCATCGCAGACGAGCATCAAGCCATATTGGTCGGTGAAACCATGCTGGCTTCGCAGGGCGCGTCGCTTGCTCGCTGGGTCGTTGAGGGAATCCCCGAAAGGCTGGACATCTCGGTTGGTGATGTGATGGAGTTCGCATCCCGTGATGCTGGCCTGTCGGGTCGCCACAGGGTCTTTGATGTCAAGTGGACAATGGACACCAACGGAACGGAGATGAGCCTGTCAGTCGGGCGACAAGCACCCGACCCACTTGCTACACTACGAGTCGCCGCTGGGCTGTCCAATTGAGGACTCACCAAATGTGGTCGCCAGCACCGCTGACGGTTTTCCAGCCACAGCCATCCACGATGTAAAAGTCGCTGACGGTTTCGCCTTCGTAGCCTGTCCACACGACTTCATACACATCGCCAACGGAGGTTGAGCGAGCGTTGGAAGAAGCGTTGAGCATCTGCACGAAGACTTCGGTGTGGCCTTCGCATGAGATGTCGCTCATGGAGTCAGCCTGTGTCCAATCGGACTCAATGTGGTTGGTGCGGAAGAAGACATGGCTGAACACAGGCATGGCGGAGATTGCATCGCCTTCTCCGTATGTGCCGATGGCGAAAGTTCCGACTTCGGTGAAGTCGTTGTCAAGGTCAATTTTGTCGCCAGCGTTCACGAAGAACGAAGGCTCGTTTCGCTGGTGAACCACAACGGCACATGAGCCGTCAAGGTAAGGCAGGTCTTCTTCGGTCATCAAGTGGTCATCGTGGACAAACTTGACGGGTCGGGCTTGGGGTTTTGCGGATTGCATGATACGAGATGAAAGGCATCCCCTATATCAATGCTTTGCTAAATCTCAATGGTTTTGGTGATTATTCACCATTCGGGAAGCCCTGCAAGCCCATGCCGACTGTCCCAATATCACCCGCTGGACTCATACCTGCCCCGCCGAGATTCGGCAGATACAACGAGGAAGCGTAGTGCGGAGTGCGATACCACGACATCTCGTTGGTCTTCCATGTCAAGTCAATCTCCGAAGCATCGTAGCCCCAAAACCGTTGATAGCGGATTTGAGGGTATAGGTGAGGGAAGTCTTCCTGTCCAGCAATCGTTTGGGCAGAACCAACGGGCTGGAAGCCCAGCGTTGCATCGTATCGCAAGGATGGGACTGACAGCCATCGGAGATTGATTGAGCGAATCACACGGTCGTCAGCACTCACATCGTCATCAAACTCGTATGATGGAAACCAAATGTGCATCAAGTGGGTGTGGGTGTTCGTGGTGCTGTTGGTGTAAATCGGATTCCTTCCTCCACCGTATCGCCCTGTCCAATCCATGCTTCCCGACACCGAAGCGTAGCCTCCTGTGTAAAGCGTGTTGCCCGAACCCGTCAGCGGAGTTCCAGCCCATTGGAGAGGATGCACAGCCGATTCAATCGCGAGGTCTTGGTCGCGGAAGGTCGCACCAACGCGCCCTTCGTCTTGACCCGTCATGGTGAAACGCATGACGAGGTGATATTCACCCTTCCCATTGGTCGTGAGCGTGGGCTCTTGGAGATAGGTGTCCACATACCGCAGTTCAGTCGTTCCATCGTATTGAGGGGCTTTGAACAGCGTTCTCGTATCTCCGAGTCCATCGGTCGCTGTATATTGTTCAGCAAATGGAATCCGTGTGTTGAACTTATTGATGAGCGTGTGGCGACTTGCCCATGTTTGACCATTCACGCTGTCCCTGTCGTCTTTGATGCCGACCGTGATTGCTCGGTCGTTTTCGTCAATGATGGAATCGTAGTGTGAGATGTTTTTGCTCGCCATCGTGTTTTTGGAATTGGGTGGAAGTCCGAGAACATGACAGCACTTGCCCGTATTGAACTGAATACGCCCCCCAACACCAACCTCACCGATGTTCGCGTACACCGCAGTCTTGTTTCGTGTTCCGCTATGAATGGATGACCCCGCCCAACCCAAGAAAAAGACGACAGGAACATCATCGGAACGAAGGCAAACTTTCGGATGGGATGCTACGCTGACGATGTGATTTGAGTTCGCTGGGTTGTTCATTTCATCGTCTGTGGTGTCCGTTGATGGTCGGCTGACACATGACCATAGCGTGTCGTTGGAATCCCCGTATGTTGATTCAAATGATGGGGTTGGGAATGATGCCTCGTCAGCCTCCTTCATCGTGTAAAACACGCTCACGGGGTTGGTGCTTGCTGGAGATGTCCAACCGCTGACTTGCGTTTCAACCGTTGGGCGAGCCACAGTCAAGTGCAATCGGTCTTTGGAATCGCAGACGAGTGATGGCTGGCGGAAGTCGTATATCGTTCCCGATGGGGTGAACGCATCAACCGAACTGTTGATGAGAACGGGCGTGTGAACTGTCCAATCCCAATCATACACGGGTTCGGGGTTGGAAGCAATTTGCACTCGGTCTGCTTTGTGATAATAGAGCGAATGGGCGCGATGTGAGCCTTCGTCTTCGGGGTTGAGATGATATTCAAGAACTGCGTGAATCGTGCCTTTGGAATCGCTACAAAACGATGCACCGCAGACTCGGTGTATGGTTTCGCCACCATAAACGGTTGCGATGCTGGAGAACTTCGCACCGCACTCGTCAGCACCAGCACCCGTCTGCGTGTCGGGTGCTGTTGTCGTAGCCCTCCTTGACCAAAACAGGTCGCTGTGCAACGGCTTCTTCATGTGAGCCCATGTCGGTTGGTTGGCGTAGCCACTCACAATGGAACGCTTGATGATGAAATGGTGGAGTGTGCCTTCGGGTGTTCGTATCACTCGCTGACCCTTGCCCATTCCAAACGGAGTGCTTCCCCTCGCCATCGTGAACCCCGTGAGTCCACCACCGTTTGCCTCGTTCACCTCACCAAGCCAAGTTTCAGTCATGGCGAGGTCGTTTGTTCCACCGCCAGCGGGATTGTTGTCGTATTGTCCGACACCTTGAGCCGACACGATTGCCCCCGAATCCCAATATGCCTTCGCTGTTTGACTGACATGAACATCAACGCTGGAGAGCAATTGCTCGCTGGTCGCCAGCACATCAAGGTCGTGCATCTCGGATGCTCTCGCCAACATGACGGGCGCGTAGCGATTTGTTTCAATCATGGCGAGGTCGTAGTCGTTGTTTGGAAGAATCGGCATCGCACCAGCGTGGAAGTGGTCGGTCGGATGGTCTGTCCAATACGCTTCAAGCCCTATTGAGCCCGATACGATTGCACCCTTGATTCGCTGATTGAACAGGCTGATTCCGCTGACATTCGCAGAAGTCGTGTGCATCGGTGAGTCCCACAGATTTGTTCGGAGATACCATTGACCCAGCGGGTTTTGACTTGCTTCGGATGGTGATGCACCACCGAGTTCAAAGCCCGATTCAAACAACGAAGCCCCAATCAAGTGCTGATAATCGGTGCGATGGAATGGCGTTTCCATCTCCAAGTCAATCTGCCCGTTGCCCCCTGCTCTCGCTCGCACATGGACTTCGGGGGGAATCAGCAAGTGGAGAGGAACATCGTAGCCAAGTCCAGCGTGAACCTGCTTGAACACCCTGTCCACACGATATGGGTGATGGGTTGCCGAGAGGCCGTAGTGAAGCGAGCCGTGATGCGACCACGATGAGAACGAGCCCAGCATGGTGCTTCGCCCAGCGTTTGACCAAGCGATTGTCGGTGAGAATGTTTCACCTGTGTCCATCACCAAATCTCCGAACTCAAGCACTCCTTCGTTGAAAACCTGTGCTGGAAGGAACGATGGAGTGTCTTCAAACTTGCGAATCATGAGGTCGCCCGATGATGTCAAAGCACCGCCATGTGGGATATACATTCCATCAACCAAAGGGTCATACAGGGCTGGTGGGGATTTGACCGTTGAAACGAGGTCTGCGACCGTAGTGCCGACAACGGGGATATTCTCGGCCACATTGACCCCGCCCACAGTCCAAGAAAGGATGATGGCTGGAAGGGTGATGCCTGTGAGGTCATACACGACCGCTGAATACGGATTGTAGTCGCCACCTGTCGCATCGTAGTTTTGGTTGTCGCCCATGTTCTTCCAAGCATGAGGTGTCGTGGAATCGCGGAAGAACGCTGTTCCATCACCGTATGAAATTGGGTCATACAGGTCTGCTGGGAACGACCAACCCGACCACCCAAGTTCTTGGAATGGATTCGCCCCAGCACCAAAGTCAGCAAATCCAATCGTAGTCGGAACGAATCGGGTATATTTGAGGAAGTCGTATCGGTTGCGATACCACTCATCCACAGGGCTCAACCTGCCCATCAAATCGGGCAAGGATGGGTGTGGTGCTGACATGGTTGCTGGCTGACGGAATGGAAGGCCGTGATGAATGTTCAAGTCGGAATCAAGCCAAGCCAAAGAGCGAGGCAAGTTCGCATGACTCATGCGACATTCGGGGTATGAGCCATAGGTCATTGGGATGGCTCGCTGACCCGACTCATCAAACCAATATGCGATTCTTGCACCACTCCACCATGTATCTTCGTGTGTCCATGTTTGGATGGCGAGTTCTTGCGTGGATTCATCGCCCACAGGAACGAGTTCCCACTTGAGAGCGAAGCCCACGCGACCGCGAGCGACCTGTCCGTTGTCATTGGCTGGTGCATCGGAGAAGGCGAGGATGAGCGACCTTGCTGATGTGTCAGCGATGAGTTTGTTCCATGTTGGGTATTGGCTGAAATTGTCGCCCGATGGTTGCACTCCTGTCCCAGCCGACAACGCCTGTGGGTCGCCACTCCCCTCCATCTCATCTCCGCTGGTTGGGTCAATGTGGAAACCCGAATCGGCAGACGCGCCCAGCGATGTGATTGGAACGCATTGACCATCCGAATAAACATAGCCAACGGGACACGAACCGATGCTCAAATCGGGGTTCGCTGGATAGCCAATATCAGCAGACGGGAACTCGCTGACATCTTCAATGTAGTCCCTATGAACCATCGCCATCAGCATCCTTCCATCATCCATGATGCGAAGGCTGGAACAATGCACAGTCGGGTGAAGGATGACTTCTGTTCCATCGCTCTCCGAGTGCTTCGGGTGTCGCATGGATGACTTTTCTTCCTTGCCGAGATACCGCATGAGTTCCAATTGGGGAATCACCCAATCGTGAACTTCCCAAGCCGAATCAGCGAGAAGTCGTTCATCGGTGATGGTGAACCCTGTCTTATATTGAGCCGAATAAGTGGTCGTTCCACTCACCGCAGAAGCATTCGTTCCGAGTGCATCCCGAATCGGATTGTCGCTCGGTGATGTGTTTTTGGTGGATGGGTGATACGGGTCTTTCTTCGGAGAATAGCGGAACACCATCAGTTCACAGCCTTGAGGCATGGCTGGGTCATGGCTTCCATTTGGAACGATTTGGCCGTTGCCCCACAGCCCAAAATACGGCTTGCCGTCTTTGGTCGTTTCAACAGCGAAGTCGGTTGCGTCAATGATGTCAGCACCCACGAAGAGTTCGCCACCATACACATCAGCATCCCACAGATGAGATACGCCCCCTCGCTGATAAAATCCGCCCGATTGGATGGCTGAACACAGTTTGGGAACACGCACCCATTGGCGTGATGCGAGAGGTCGGAATGGAGTGATTTGATGCAATCCCCAGCCCATTGACACCTTCCCATCCACCGACATTTTTCGGTGGCGAGGCATGACTGAAAATGGACAGTCTGCTGAAATCGCATCATACCCTGCTGGAAGGTCGGCTGGGTCAAGGTAAATCTGTTCCAGCGTATCGGGATTGATACGCACGATTCCGTGATAAATGGTGCAAGGCAGGTTGCTCAAGTCCATGTTGGCGTGGAGTCGGTTTGGATTCGGGTCGTTCCGAGAGGTTGGGTCGCCAACCGAATCGTTGCTCACGCTGGTGTCGGATTTGACGACCAATTCACTTCGGTCTGCGACTGAAACCAGCACATGATAGTCCACGATTGGCTTGCGGAATGTGATGGGTTGAGCCGATGGATGAGTGGCTGTTTTCAATTCCCCGACTGACACTTGGACATTGGTGTAGCCGATGACCTGTGGAATGATTTGCACTTTGGTCGGTATTGAGTCCGATAGCCAACCCGAACTCAAGGTCTGTGTCCCAGCCCAAGAATCGCCAGCCTTCGCTGTGTCGCCAAACAGTCGGTCGGTTGCTTGGTGTTGCTGTCGGAACACGCCCGAACCAGCGTTGATTTCACTCTCGCCAGCACCCAGCGGAAGCACCTGCGTTGCATCCGTGTTGTAGTGGGTATCTCGCCTCGTTGAGAAGACGGTGCGGTTTGCATCGCTGGTGGAGAACGACCCGCTTCCTGTTCGGTGTGCGGAGGTCGTGATTGCATCGGTCATGACATCAACGCTCGTTCCATCGCTTCCGTATCGGTATGGGGCGAATGGAGTCAGTCCATACCCGCCCTGTTTGTTTGGGTCGCCATTCCTTCGCACAGTCGTTCCCGAATGGACTTGAATGTTCAGTCCAGCATAGGTCATGTCATCGGTGAAACTGACCGCCCCTTGCGTCTGTGAGGGGTCGGAGTTCTTGGAGATGGAGAAGAAGGCTGTGGCCGTGATAACGCCCTCGTAGCCAATCAAACCGCACGAATCGGCAACGGTGTGGTTGCCCAAATCAACGCGCCCCAGCGTCATGTTGTCTTCATCGCTGGGCGAGGCAGTTCCATCGGAGAAGCGGTCGGCCACCAAAATGGATTGAATCGTTTCAACAGATGTCAGCAGATTCACGGAATCTGCGTCTTCGGATATTGACACCGATACGGGCGAACCATCGGGGCTGGAGATTGAAGTCCCCGAAGCGAGAATCGGTTGGCGAACTCCGAGATTCAAGTTCCAATGGGATGAGAAGAGTTTGTCATCGTCTTGGACTGCGATGCCCATGCTGGAAGCCCCCGTTTGAGCGATGGGTGCTGAACCCAGCGTGGTGAGGAATGTGGCGTTGTGAGCATCGCCCCACGACACACCCATAGCGTTGCTGGGCAAGTCTGCCTTAGCGTAGTGTGTGATTGCCTCCACACGCCCTCCCTGTGTGAACGCTGGGACTTCGCAATTGAATGTCCCACTTCCCGCATAAGCACCCCAGCCCATGTCAATTGAACCCACCACATCGTCATCGGTCGTCTTGGTCTGTTGGAATGTGTGATTTGCTGGTCTTCCGCTTGCGTATCGCCTTCTTTCGTACGCGGTGAACCGACCCACCTCCGAGAGTGAAAGGCGAGCAAATGGAACGCTTGAACGCAATTCTGTCGCATCGTGGTGCGAGCGACTGACATCGTGAACGATTTGACCGAACTCCAACGCGCCCGATTCGTGATTCAAAGACGGTGGGGAGAGGTTCGTGGTCAGCCCAGCGTTGCGAGGGCTCATCGTGTGATTGGTTGAATCGCTGGTCGGGTATGCGAGGGTTGTCCCACTCATGTTCGTGAGAATCACGCTGGGCGCGATTGGGGCAACGATGGAAGTCCCCGACCCTGTGGGGCGAGGTTGGTGCAGGGAGGTGTCAAAAAGCACCTTCCTGTCCACAGGAGTGTTCCCGATGGTGTCATCGTAGTGGTCAGCAAAAACGAGCGTCATGGGCAGTCCTTTTGACCCAAGAGGCTGGGTCAGTTCGGAATGGGTGGCTGGAAGCCCCCCTGTGCTGACGACCATGCTTTAGGCAGTCCAACGCTGGTTTAAGAGCATCACCATGAGGAATAGCGAGCATACACGCACCAAACCTCAACCCCGTCAATGACCCATCGCTTGACACAGGCTCGGTTCACGCCATACATTCGCTCGGCATAGCCATCACGGACACCGCTGGCTTCAATGCGAGCCATGCCTTCTTCGGTGTATGCTTTCCACAGGTCGTATTCGTAGCCACGAAACTCGTAGTTTTCGGGTATGTCCATCTCGCTTAGATTCGTCATGTTCATCATCTCCATTCACAGACGGCATTGGTGAAGAGGGCGAGCCCCCGACATTCGCTTCCCGCCTTTGTTGTATTTTCCTGTGAAGCCTCGCTTATCTCGGCTGTGTCGCTTGTTGGGTCTTCCTTCTGCTTTCATCTGTATCACCTGTTCAGTTCATGTTGAATGGGTTGAAGTCAGCACCACGACCGCCACCGTTCTTGGTCATGACGGACTTGAGGACAGTTCCCGTCATGTCCACCAGCACATCGGTGCGGGACACGGAGAGGTCAAAGGTTTGAGTGGCTCGGCGGAGGTATGTGGTCTTGACTTGGTTGTTTCGCACGATGACAACAACGCAGTCGCCATTGGACTTCTCGCCCCATGCTTGACCACGCTGACCGTTCAATCGGTGAGCGATGATTCCGATGCTTCGGCTTCCATGCTTTGCACAGGCAGACTTGACAGCGTTGGCGACCTTCTCGGCTTCTGCACCGACAAGTCGCTCATCAACGCGCTGGAGTGCGTGGGGGCTCATGGTTGGGCTCATGGTTAGGCATTAGGGGTGGGGTATATCAATGTTTTCACAATATCAATGGTTTTCACCCCTAAAATCGCCAAATCGCGATGAGCCGAAGCCCGTTTTGGAATCAATTGTATTCAATCGGGATTTCACGAATCATTCGCCACAGGGACAACAGTTCCCGCCCCACGAATCCAATGAATGCCCACCAAATCAGTTCCAAGAGGATGAGCCAAGTCAGCCAATCAAGCACCGAGCCCAGCCTCCCTCACGAACACCGCTGTGTATGGCGTTTCGCCATGACGACCGCCCTCGCGCTGATAGTCAAACGAAGTCATGCGACCAACGAATGTCTTGCCCGTTGGCGTTCCTGTGAAGTTCACCTCTTCCCACACGATTTCAACCAGCGCGCCCGACAGGTGAAGTTCTTCCATGAACTCAATGTCGGCATTGGCCGTGTGCTTGAGGAACGAACCTTCCAATTTGAACTCGTCAGTTCGCTGTCCCATGTCTGTGAGTTCGGGGTATATTGAGTCCAATACGGGCGTTTGAGTGAGATTCGCTGACCGAGTTCGGCTGAACGCTCTCGGCTTGGTGTTCAAAACCAGCGGAACAACGAGGGTCGCTGGAAGCACCTTGACAACAACGCTCGCAGTCTGCGATGTCGCCCCATCGGAATCAACCACGACCAGCGTGGCTTGATATTCACCACCGTTGGCGTATGTGTGGCTGACCGAAGACGAAGCACCCGACACAGATGACGACCCATCTCCGAAGGTGAAGGTGTATGTCGTCAGCGTTCCACCAGCGTTGATGTCATACGATGCCGAGCCGTCAAAGGTGATTGCTTGCCCAGCACGAACCATTGAAGGCACAGCACGAAGGATGGCGACAGGGGGCGCGTTAGCGACCACGATGGTGATGTTGTTTGATTCCAGCGATTCGTTGTTGGAGTCATCGCGAGAATAGCACTTGACGGTGTATGTTCCACTCGCCAAATACGAGTGAGCGATGTCGTATGTCGTGCTTTGAGTCGTTTGGTCTGCGAACTTTATCCAGCCCGTTGAAGCCCCATCACCGAAGTCAAACTTGACCTCCGAGATGGTTCTGTCCACATCGGTTGTCGTGCCTGTTCCACGCAACGAGATGATGTGTCCAACACGGGTGTTGATTGTTCCTGTGATGTCCCCGTTGAATGTGTTCCCAATGACCGCCAGCGAAGCCGTTGGCTTCTCATCGTATTCCACAGTCCAAGAGCGAATGATGGGCAATTTTGACCAATCAATCGGGTGATATTCGGTCTGTGTGTTGTTAGGGATGAAGAAGTCAAACCGAATCACAAACCCATCTGCGATTGCTGACGCTGGAAGGTCGGTCAAGTCCATTGAACCAACGCCACCGCTGAACGCCAAATCCACATTCTCAAACCCGCTGATGACGGCTTGCCCCTCGTTCTCAACGGTCGTGGTGGATGGAGTCATCAAGGTCGCCTTGACATTCATTCCCTTCTTGGTGTCAATGTTGTCAGCCTCAACCGTCAATGAGGTATAGCGAGCCACATTGGAGAAGTCCTGTTTCATCGTGTGAACCTTGAACGGCAACATCGCAGAAGTCGGTATTGACCTCAATACCATCTCGTCAATCTGCAAATCGGACTGATTCTTGCTCAACGCTTGATTGTCAGCAACGAGTCTGTTGCCGTCATCGTCTTTGGGGAATCTGCTTTCATCAACACCGATGCTTTGATTCCAAACGGACAAGCCCATTTTGCAGTTTTCAATCGTCAGCCCATACACCGTCTTGGCCGATTCGGTGTCAATGCCTTGACTGACACCATCAAAGAGCAAGTTCATCCCTGCTTGGTTGAAGACTGCTCGGACTGTGTGATAGCCTTCCGCATAGGTGAACGATGTGCCTGTGCCGTAGCCGTTGTTCATTGACCCCCAACCACAGTTCCCACCAGCGTTCTCCAGCGGATATTCCTTCTCACCCAACCAAGCCGAATCCTTGAGGAATGTAGCATCCCCGAACCAAATTATCGTACGCGGTGCTGTGAACGCACCGTTCACATACGGGTGCGTTATGAAGCCATTTGAATACCCTTCACCAGCCCGAATATAGATTTCGGGCGATGATGACGCACTCAATGTGAGTGGTGATGCTGATGTCTTCCCATCATACAGGGGCAAAAAGCCAGCACCACCCCTCATCGTTCCTTGAAAGTCATCAAACATCAAAGCGTGGCGACCAAAGACATAGTGTTCCTCGTTGGTGTCAAAGGTGATTCGCACCATTTGATTTGTTCGGAATGGGATTTTGGCCTTCATCTCCCAATCCAGCCACATCTGCGAGCATCCCATCTCGCTCAAGCCGTATTTGGTCGTGTCAAGAGCAACGCCTCCGTTGTAGCCCAATCGCGTTCCTGTTCGTTCATGGGCTGGGAATGGTCGGTTTCGCCCATAGAGCCATGTTCCCGATGCACCAATGGGCTTGATGTAGTCCCAAGCATGACGGCCATTCGCCGTGTCAATGTATGACCACAGGGGAATGTGAAGCCCTCTTGACAACCATGTTGCTGGGAGGCTTTCAACCAAGTCCGAACCGAGCCCGCGAAAGTCAGTTTCTTCACTCACGAATGTGCCTGTGATGTGAGTCTGTGTGAGGGAATAGAGTCGCCTTGCACCAATGTCCTTGCCCTGTGGTGCTGGAAGCCGAAGCAAACCATCTCCCCTTTGAACAACAGGAACACCATTGGAATAGAGCAAGTCGGTCGCCTTCTGCAATTCAATTGAACGGAACGCGGTCGCGTCATCGGCAAAGAAAAACTTGAGATTCCCCGTGTTTCCTGTCGCACCCCATTCTCCCTCATCAACATAAGAATCAACCATGCGTGATGGGTAAAAATAGCGATGTCCAACATGGGACTGCAAATTGTTCGCTGGGGTGTTTGCCCCGCCCATATACCCAACACCCGTTCCATACAGTTTCTCGCTCGCACTACCGAAGAGTCGCAATTGGGGGTGGGAATTGCTTTGGCTGGTTGCCCAAGCAACAGTTCCATAGTGAGAAGAAGTGCTTTCCGCGCCTCCAATCAGTCCTTGACAAACATACCCGCTGGTCGGCGCGTACGCGCTGACATTCCCTTGACTCGGAAGGGCTTCGTTTGAATAGATTTGAATATCAATCCGAGCCCCATAGAACTCGGTTGAGTCCCCGTTGCCGAGAATGTCATCCACGACAAACTCTCCGTCAAGACCACCGCCATCGTCATCGTACGCGTTGATTATCCACCATCCGTTGTGATTCAACCCGCCCAAAGAATATGTGTCGGGATTCGTTTCTTCGCTTCGTGGTGCGAACTCATAGAGGCCGAACTTATGCCCAATGTTCCGACCTTGAGAGGTGTCCCTGCCCAACGCGCCCGTGAGTCCCCACAGTTCAATCGGACTTCCGACTGTGAATTGAGGAATCGTTGAACCGCTGATACCGCTGACATTCGTGTAGTCAAGCCAAATGGACAGGATGAGATTGTTCCTCCGAATGTATCGCACAGGAACGCTTGCTGGGTTGTTGCGAACCAAGAACGGTCGTGCCGTAGTGATGTGGTCTAAGTCCGTTCCATCACCATCTGTGAACAGGTTGGAATCGCTGGCTTGGATTGACTGCACATCTGTGATGTAGTTTGCCCAATTGAACTTGGCTGACCCATTGACCACCTCGTAGTCAAAATTGCCTCCCTGTGCGGAGGTTGTGATGGGTGGCTGGAGGAAGTCAAACATCGGAGTGATTTGAGCCGAGCATTGTTTTTCAATGCCCGAAGCGGTCATGTCAAAGTCGCCTTCTCCATCAAGCCCATCCCAAATCGCGTGGACTGTGCTGGTTTGGTTGCCCCCAATCTCGCGATTCGTGTCATAGATGTATGGAATGAGAGTCCCGCCCTTGAGCGTGTATGTCCCGTCTTTGAGGAACATCGCCAAAGCACAGCGGGTTCGGTATTTGGGGAAGTGGCTTGCACTTCCATCAAACGATAAGTCGGGGTTGTTGTGTGTCATTGTGTTGTGTGCCGTTCCGCTGGGCGCGGTTTTGTATGCTTGCTGTGCTGTGTTCTTCCCAAGCAAATGGTCGCCCGAATACCCCACCGTTTTGTAGCGAATCGTGGCCGAGTCTTCGCCTTCGGGGTCGGGGTCGTATCGGTCAATGTCAAGAACATCGTAGCCCCCACCGAAGTTCGCAAGGAGGTAGGTATAGTCAGCAACCTCGTTGCTCGCACCCGTGATTCGTTTGTCAAATTGGTTGTTGTCCAGCATCATCGGCATGAACACGGTTGCGCGATACGGAGAGGCTGTGGGGAACGCAACCGATGTGGGTTCGCGAGGGTCGCCTCCAGCGAGCGAAGGCAAAGCCGATGCTGATGAGTGGCCGTGTTGCCCTCCGCCTTCCAACCCATGTGGAAGCCATGCCTTTTTGTTTTCATCACCATCTCCGATGTGCCGATAGGTGTCAAGCATCTCGGTCAGTTCTTGAATCGTCATGAACACGGGGAAGGGCGCGGTCGTGGTCGTGTCGGAAGTCGCATCCCCGATTCCCTCATGCGAGCGTGTTTTTGTTCCACTTCCTGTCAAGTCGCCCGATGGTGCAATCAAGCGAATGACGGTTGAGCCACTTCCATCATCATGGTTGATGGTGCATTTGGCGTTGAGTGTTCCGCTTCCCGATATGACGATGGTTGGGTTGTTGCTGACATCTGTGCCGTCATCGTTGATTGCCTCCACCCGAATCCCTGCTTGGCTGGCTTCGTCATCGTAGCCACCCGTTTGGGCTGGGGTCTTGGCGGAGAAGTTCGTGCGATACAGCACAGGGTCAATGGAGAGCCCTCCAACGCCATCATTCTTGATGAAGGCTGGAAACCACCGCTGGAGTTCAGCAAGGCCGTTCTTCATGCGTGAGAAGGTCTGTGTGATGCTTTGTTTGGTTGAAGCCATCAAATCACACCCCTTGCACCTTGCATTCCGAATCGGTTGAACACCTTCGGCATCGTTTCCACCATTATCTGCTCAACATCGCGCTTTGAAAGGTTGTTGCCTTCGCCAATGATGATGTCCCCGCTGAAAACGACTGTGGTTTCGGGCTTTGAGGCTTGCCCTCCCATTGATTCGCTCATCAATGCAGGGAGTCTGTCCAGCGGAATCACAGCCTCCGAACCAGCCTCACCGAAGACACCCAGCGTGGCTTCGTTCACGATTCCACCTTCTGCGAACATCGTGAGCCCAGCACCGATGATTCCACCCACGACAGCACCCGCCGCCGTTCCGACAACGGGGACAGCAGAACCGACCAACGCACCAGCCGCCGCCCCCTTCAAAGCACCCGACCCAGCCCGTTGCGCGCCCGTTCCTTCCTCGTCAATAATGCCCAAGAAATCAGCAATCGCTTCAACCAGCCTGTATATCGGCATCAATATGAGTGCAAGACCACCCGCCGCCTTTCCAAGCCCCTCAAAAATCATCTGTGGATTTAGGGTCGCGATTCCCTCAAATATCATCCCGATACCGCCCAGCAATTCATAGATGGGCTCAATGAAAACCATGAGGAATCGGAGAGCGTGAGCGAGAGCCACGAAGACATAAATCAAGTCATCCGACTGTTCCGCCATTTGAATCAGCACAGGCACGAAGGAATCAATCAATTGGGGCAAGACCTCAACCAATTTGTCAGCGATTTCTCCCATCGCCTCCACGAAGCCTTCATCGCCCAATTTTTCAGTCGCCAAGATGAGTGCTGGAACGAGTGTGTCCTTTATCATCGGGGCGAACTGTTCACCGACTGTTATCATCAACGCTGTGAAGGCTGACTGCAATTCAAACAGGGCGTTCTGCGTTGAGCCTGTCATGGTTTGAACGAACTCCGCAGTTCTGCCGTTTGCATCCTCGTTCTTGGCGACCAATTCCTCAAAGGCATCGGCCTGTCCCAAAATGGCGTTGATTGCGTTTCCACCACGCACACCGAAGACTTGGAGAATCTGCGATGTTGTCGCACCAGCATCGCGCAATTGCTGGAACAAATCGGTCAGCGATGTCAGTCCTTGAGTTTGGTCGGTGATGGTTTGGTTGAGCGAGTTCATCTCCGATTCTTGACTGCTTATTGACTCCGATAATTGCGTCTGCTCTCTTCGCTGGATGGACAGTTCCAAACTGCGTTCTTGCATGGTGATGTTCAAGTCATCATTCGCCATCTCCAAACGCTCAATCTGTTCAATCTCACGCTTGGTCAATTCACGACCCTGCTTGGATGCTCGCTGGCGGATTTTGGCTATCTCAAGGTTGTTCTTCTGCTGGTCAATGGACAGGTCGTTGAGTTCGCTGTTGAGTGCCTTGATTTCAAGGTTCACGCCCTCCGCTTGAAGCCGAGTTTCTTCCAACCCAGCCTCAACCCCTCGCAGACTGTTGCGAGCCGATTCACCCGCTGGAGTCAATCGGAAGACATTGAGGTTCAAGTCTTCAATGACCCTCCGAGCCTCCGTAGTCGGCTTGATGAGTTTGTTGATAGCCATACGCATACCTGTTCCAGCCATCGTTCCTTGAAGCCCTGCGTTGCCCAATGCACCCGCCGCGGCGGATGCTTCTTCCAATGAAATGCCCGCCGCGCGAGCCGTTGGTGCAAGGAACTTCATGGTCTGCCCAAGCGACTCAACCGTAGTGAACGAATTGCTCATTGTTTGCATCATCACATCGTTCACGCGACCCAATTCGCTGGTTTCCATTCCCATACCTTTAAGGGCTGAAATCGCAACGCCAGCGGCGGTCGGCATATCAACGCCAGCGGCGATTGCGAGGTTGTTCAATTGCTCAAGTGCCTTGTTGTCCACCAAGTCCTCTTCCTTCAAACCAGCCAACGCCAAAATCTGCGCCGCCTCGCCCACTTGAACGGCTGTGGAACGGGTTGTAGCACCCAAGTGCATCACTTCGTCAGCCACTCGTTGAATGTCCGAGATGGACTTCCCGCCCATGATAGCCGAAGTCCGAAGGAGTGAATCCTCAAACTCAATGAACGCCTTTGAAGCCTTGACTGCGAAGCCAGCAACGAGGGCTTGACCTGCAAGCACAGCACCGATTTGAACCGCCACGAAGGACTTGCGAGCCGTTTCACCGAATCGGCTGAAACGACCACCAGCAACCGTGAGCCCACTTCCGACCTCCGCCATTCCCTTCTTGAAGCCAGCCGTACGCGCTTCAACGATGGCCGTGATTTTAGCCACGCTATCCATCGCCACGCTCATCGCCTCCTGTTCTTCGCTTGCAGTCGCTTCTGTTGCTCATGCTCACGCTTAGTCCGTTCAAGGAATGCGTGGGTTAAGAATGTCGTGTCGCGGGGGTCAAGTTCCCTCCATTGTTGAGGGGTGAGCCCGAACTTAGCCAGCAATTCAAAATAGAACTGTCCTTCTGTGGAACGGGCGAACCTCACGCTTCCCCCAACGCACCACCACCGTTCTCGGATGGTGAGCCCACAGCCTCGCTGACACGCTGGGCGAGTTCAGCGATGAGGGTGAGAGGCAATTGACGGAACACGCCCCACTTGAGCGAATCATCGCACTTCTTGAGCATCTCAAAGGTCATGCGAAGGCCAAGCAGTTCGGTTCTGTCTTGGCCGATGAGAGTTCGGAGTTCGGGTTCGTTCTTGAGAACTTGATATTCGTGAGCCGACAGCGGTTTCGCCATGAGCGTCTTGAGTTCCTTCCCGTCTTCTCCCTTGAGCCCAAGACCAGCGGTATTGACCTCAATAGCAGAAGAGTGAGCATCCAATGTTGAATCCAGCCAAGACAAAGTGAATCACCTCAATCGCGAGCCCAAGTCAAGCCCTCAAAGGAAGCGTTAATCATCAACGCACCCTCGTTCCCTGCTTCAAGTCCTTCAATCGCAAGGTCGGTCAAGACACAGCCCGACACGGTGTATGTGTGCGTTCCAGCGTCATCAGCGTCAAACTCAATGTCAAGTTCGGTGTCGTTGTTGAACCAATCAAAGAGTTCGTCATCGCTGACACCCCACGCTTTCTTGAGCGAGCCCGACACAGTTCGCACACCGCGAGTGTGTGCCGTGTTGTAGTTCGTTCCGAGTGTGATGTATTTGCCCGTTGTCGCAGTCATTGAGAAGTCGCCCGAAACGAATCCGACAATGCTTCCCGACACGGTGATTTTTCCGCTGACACCTGTGAAAGAGTGAACCGCCATACCGATTGGTTGGTCAATGCGGTTCTTAACGGAATTGGTTCACGCTTGGTGCATGACGACCGTAGTGCCGTGTCGCTGGGCTACGCTGTATGCGACCTCCATAGCGTTGCATCGGCTTTGCTGGATTCCGATGATGTCGCCCCCGTATGCTCGCGTTGGCTCAACGATGAACCAATAGACCACGAATCGCTGGCCGTCTTCTCGGACTTTGACGAAGTGTTGCTTCTGCATGATGTGAGCCAACAGGTTGCCCCCTATAATACCTTCGGAATATCAATGGTTTTGAGATTGGGTTTGGACAGCGAGGCTGTTATCGGAGTCAATATCACGACTGCTTGACGAAGTTTGGGCGAAAAGTTCGCTTCTCACGCTCGTCAAGTTCACGCTGGAGAGTCCCCGAAACCGATAGCCAACATCTGTCCAAGAAGGTGGAATCGTGGAACAGGAAAGTCCCCGATTGCGACAGGACAGGCACGACATAGGGTTCGGTTCGTGTGCCGAATCCGATGACCGAATCCGTGTTGTAGCCCCATCCAGCAAACGGATAAGGAAGCAAGGCAGGGGCGATTTCACCCATGCTCTCGCCCGATACGAGAGCGACTGTTCCCGATATGGTCGCACCATCACCAGCCCATTGACCCCAGCGTAGCGTGAGCCAAAAATAGTCTTCATCGTACGCGAGAGGGCGAGGACTCCACGATGGAATCGTTCTGCCCGACCGAGCGAGTGCCGACGCGCCCCAATTGCGACCCATGCTTCACGATGGGTCTGTGGGGTTTATTTCAGTTCGTCAATTGGTCAAGCCAAAAGTCGCTCACGAAGGAACAAAGGCCGAAGTCGGTTTCCTTGACTTCTTGAACAGTCATGTCTTGCTGGCCGACCCACTTGGCGACTTTCTTCTTGCATCCCATACAGCGACCTGTCATGGAATGAACGAGGTGGATTCGCCCAAGACCTGTTCCCCATTCGGTGTGTCCCTTCTTCGGTGTTCGGTTGTCCGACATGATATGAACCAGCCGATGCTGGTATATCAAACCTTTGTCGTATCAATGTCTTAATCGCTCAAATCACAGGGACTTGGCTTCTTCCGAATCGGAGAGTTTGTCCAAGACCTGCTGGCGAGTCAAGGTTCGGTGCAAATCCAATGCCCGTGTGTAGTGCTTGAGGCCACTTGGGTCAGCCTCACGCTTGAGGATAGCGAGGTATGCTTGCTTGACAAAATCCTCGCTGGAGAGGCTCTCGTCTTCCACATCGGGCATAGAGCCCTTCTGCGTGGCTTTCTTGGGCTTTGTTGGGGCTGGGGTGGGTTCTTCCACCACTTCCTCAACAACGGCTTCCACAGGGGCTTCTGCGGGTGATTCTGCGGGTGCTTCCAAACGAGCAACGAGGTCAGCCTTCGTTCCATCCGTGTCCAACCCTGCTTCTTCGCACAGGGCAATCAATTGCTTCTTGGTGAGTTCCATGAGGTCGCTCATGCAATTTCCACCACGCACTTGGTTTAATAAGGTGGGGGTTGGTCTTCAATTCGCCAGCGGGAATCACCTCTCATCACCACCTCCTTGTGTTTCGGCTCTCACATCGGTGATGACGGAGGGCAGGGGCTCGCTGGTGGGTCGGTATGCCCTTTCTACCCCCTGCTCTCCACCCTTTCATTCAATAACCGCGAACCGCTATTGCGGTTCAATGCCTTACAAAGACCCTGCGAAGCGGAAGGCGTATCAAAAGCGATACAACCCACAGCACTACGCAAGCAACAGGCAGATGTATCTTGAGAAGGCGAAGCGAAGGCGAGAGAGAATCAAGCGTCAATATGAGGAATACAAAAAGGAACTCGTCTGCACCGACTGTGGATTTGAAGGCCACAGGAATGTGTGGGCGATGGAGTTTGACCATATTGACCGCGATACGAAGGAACGAACCATCTCACGAATGCTCTCCGATGGAATCGCGTGGAAGCGAGTCCTCGCTGAAATCAAGAAGTGCGAACCCGTGTGTTCCAATTGTCATCGCGCCCGTGAACGCAAGCGGTTTGAGGAACAGGGCGATGACTACAACA